ATACCGTCGACTGCCATATCGGTGTCGATTATGACTTTTTTCATTTTACCGACCTCGGCAGGCAGGGCTTTAAATTCCTTTGTGTTTTGCTTTCCAGCTGAAGCCATCTCATAAAGAACGTCCTCTAGTTCTCCTATTTGACCTGTTAAGTTATCAGCTTCTGTAAAGGCTTCAGTAAAACTAAGCCCTAACTCATCCATAGCCCTTAGGGCTGATGCTGTTTTTACATTTATTTCAACTTCTTTAACTATTGCCATGCTTTACGTCTTTTCTCTTGTTTCATTTTGCCCTTAATAGTAGTCTCGAGCTTGTACTTTCCTTTTGCTATGTCCACGTTTTCACTAACCGCGTGCCAGTCGCTCATCTTTAACAATTCTAGTATATGCTTCATTGTTGTAATTTATCTAAATTCTCTTGTAATAAATATCCGAAATCCTCGGTTAATATAAACCCTACGCTTGAGCCTTGAGTAATTACATAAGGTTCGCTTTTATATAGGTTACTGTCCCCGTCGTAAAATTCTACATCGTAATAAGCCGACCTTGTGTTACCTGTTGCGTTAGCTGCTACGTCAAACTCTACATTCACCTCGCCAGTCTGCTTAACAAGCGTTATAGGTGTCGTAGTTATCCAAGGGTAAGGCGTTGCGGGTACAATAGTCCAATAACCGCCCTTACTCGGCTTAATAGGTTTAATCGGTAGAACTAAGTCGCCACCGTCTACAGGTAAAGGAGGAGCTGGAGGAGGTACAGTTCTCGGCTGTGTCACTATGTCGGTAATAAGTTCAAGCGTTACCTTTCCTGTCGTTAGCTGAGACTTCATTAAGTTAATTCTGTACTTTTTATCTCGTATTATTAGCGCATCGTTTAACTGAATAGAATTAAGCAGCCTTAAAGGTAAGTTAGTTTCCACCGTTACAACCCTTGCTTTATTGCTAAACAAGTTTTGTAAATACGCTCTATAATATATGTTATAAAGTGAATTACTAACAGGCTCTAAACTAAGCGAGCTTATCTCTTCGTTAAAGTTAATCGAGTAGTCGGCAGCGTTATAAAATATCTCCTGTCCGAAAGGCATATAGCTTGTAATCTCCTCAGGCGTTACTCCATTAGTCAAGTAAAAAGATACCGTCTTACTATCGTATAAATATAACATTACAGGAGCTGGTATGTAAGGCGTATAACTAGGTGCTTCTTCTAGTGAATAGCTTACCTGTAAATCAGTATCTGTAAATTTATTAAATAGTAAAGTTTCAAAAGGTAGCTCTATTTTAAAGTCTCCTCCGTCGTAGCCAAAGTAATTACGTAGCGTTCCGTATTGTAAGTTATTTATGTCCTTGTACGCCTCGTTTAAAAAAGCCTTGCTCTCTTTCCAGTTAAACTCTATATTATTATACAGCTTAGGTCTGTCTATCTTTATTTTGCTTACGTCCGTATACTCGGTTATATCTATCTCCTCGCCTAGGCTGTACCAAAACTCTAACGGCTCAACTTGAAAAGTATTTTCGTCTGTAGGATAGCACGTTAAATTAAACATCCTAAGCACGCCCGAAAAGTACTCGCTTACTAGCATATCAGGAGCAGACAAAGATATATTTAAGTCGCTGCTCATCGTGTTGCCTAACGTCTCAAATTGACAAGCATACTCAGCTACTTCGGGTACGCTTACCCCTCCATCGTCAAATAAATAGCCCGCTACAAACTTGTAAGCTATACTAAAGTCGAAGTTTATAGGTGTGTTTTCCGCCCTTACCTCAAAAGTGTATGTATCGTTTAATCCCGGCACGTTATTAACAGAAGTAACAGGGTTAAATAATGTATCTCCTGAAGCTGCTATACTGTTTACTATTACGCCATTTCTGAACACATCTAAATAGTAAGTATTCGAGCTACTTGTGTTACCTACATAAATAGTTATGCTATGCGCTCCGTCTCCGAACCAGTTAATAAAGTTAGGAGGGTTAGGTGTAATAAGGTTTAAATTTACATAGTTCACCCTTACCTCGTTTGTAAATATACCCGCGTTCTGTCCGTTAAACTCAGTTATGCAAGTAGTATTACTAGGGTTAAAAGCTAAAGGTAAAGCCGTAACATTAAAAGTAGGTGCGTCCGCGTTTTTCCACCATGTATAAAGCTTCTTAAATCTGTTATTCGTTAGAAAGTTCCCCGTAAATGTAACTCCGTAGGTGTCTTCTATTGCTTCGATAATTTTAGGCACTCTAACAGCTGGCTGTAGCTCGGTGTAATTGATAGCTCCCGCGCTTGTCTCTATATCATTACTAGAAAGGTCTCCGTACTCCCATACTCGCTCGCTAGAAATAAGCGGAAAACGTATATCTTCCTCAGCAGTCGAAGTAATACTATTCTTTACATTTGCATAATTATACTCAAAACTTAAACCGCTATAATCTAAGTCCCTCAGCTTGTCATCTCCGAAAAGGTCTTTAAGCGTAACAACATCACCGTAAAAAGTAATACTGTAGTGCTGTGCTTCGCCCTCTACTAACTCAGCGCCCTCGAGCTGTATCTTACCTCTCCTAAAAGGTGTAAAGTTTATTTCTATTCTCGCTGGCTGTCTCTCCTTGGCTATAAAGCCGTCTTCTACATCGTTCTGATAGTAGTGTTTAAATATCTCATTGTTTCGAGGGGAAGCGGGTACAGTAAACTGCTGCGAGAAGTCAGTAAATACTTTCGCTATATCGTTTATGTTTTGAATACTCGAGCTTACTTCTATATTCTCATCGTCGAATAAATCTAGTATCTCATCGTTTATGTATATCTGTACCGTCCGCATTATATAACGTAGTTTAGTTGGTTATGGCTGTACTCAAACTCTACCCTGTAATTAATTAGTTTGTCGTTTATATGCTCCTGTAGTTTTACGTTCTGAGTTCTTAGCTTTACAGGCTCGTTGTCTAGCATTATCTTTTCACTTAATAACATTGCCTTCATTACGTTGCTGTAAGTCTCAGGAACGAAGCCTGTGTTAGCTGTTATGCTTTTTTTCGCGTTTCTGTTAAATACCTGTCTCCTGTTTTCGTAAACGTCGTAATTAATACTAGACGGCATTAAATTGTATTCTGTTCCTGTTGCCTCAAAGTTACGCTCACTCGCTTTAAAGAAAATAATCTGTTGCCATACTCCGTACTGATTAATGAAGTCACAAACTAAAGGCGTGTACTTAGGCTCGCATATCGGCTCAAAGGTGTAAGTACGTACAGGGAAGCCCGCTTCGTAAATTTCTACTATGTTAGTTACTCCTATATGGCTAGGGTGTACATAAGGAACGAATTTAACTCCGTTGTTTAAGCTTATTGAATCCGTTGAATTGTAAACCGCCTGTGTTAAACTTCCTGATACGTTGTTAAAGTAGATACCTCCTCCGTTACCTGTCTCCTGTACATAGTAAGTGCCCTCGTCTAAAAATACTGCGCTGTCTGTTATTCCGCTTGTGTCTCCTAGGCTAGGGTTATATCCTTGCTCGTAATATCCGAAGCCGTCAAAAGCTACATAGTCTGTAGTGCTGTCGAGTACCTCGTTTACGTAGACCTTTACTTGTATGTTACAATACTCATCGTTTCCCGCTGCTGTCTCTACTGATGCACTTGTAAACTTCTGAAAAGATATGTACTCCCTACAATAAGGGCTTATATCAAAGTGCGCTGTAGTCGCTACTGAGCTAGGTATAACTTTGCTTAGTGTGTAAGTAGGGTTACTCGGTACGCTTGAGGGGTTATTATAAATGTATAGTTCCGCTTTTACGACGTTTCCCACCGAGCTAGTCTTACTAACTATGTAAGGGCTTCGTACAAATATGCTAGTTGCCATTAGGTAAATTATTAGTTGTGAATGTTAAAAAGTCTTCTAAGTCTAGTCCAAACTTTTCTATTAGGTCTTCAGGTAATCTCTTAAACGCTGCTTCGAAAGGTTTAGTAAAGAACATACTCGGCTTTATTCCGTTGTTATATACGCTGCGAGCTATTAAGAAATTTAAACTCTTTCGGCTTATAAACTTTCCCTCTTTGTCTCGAGGAGCTAACCCCTTTCTAATAGTCCACTTGTCGAACGCTTTAGCTGGAGGCATCTTTGACTTGTAACTAAAAGGCGTGTTGTATTTCTTCTTTTTACCGCTTACCCCTACGTCTTGAAACTTACCGTAAGCCTCCATAAGAAACGCTAAACTAAAAGAGTTCTTACTCACGTTTAAATCAAAGTCTAAAGAGTTGTAAAGCTCCTTACTCGCGTTCTTTCCTTTGCGCGTTAAGTTGCTTCTGCTCGACTTAATCACCGCCTTAGCGAATTTACTAAGCTCTATTTTTACCTCATCACTTAACATATAGTCATATCGTTAGGTACTAATATATCGAAGGTAACAGCCCAGCCAGCTAAGTAATTCTCAAAGCGTTCAGTGAACGGCTCTATTGTAGGGTCACCGTCTATTCTGAAAGTTCTTACATTGTCTCCTCTGTCGAATATCTCAAGCATACGAAGTGCCACAGCTAACTGAGTGTTCAATACGTCCTGTTCGTCATCGTTGCCTATGAATATATCTGTAGTCTCGGTTTTACTTTTGTCTACTATATCCATGCACATAACAGTAACGCTAAACCTTAATATGTTGCTTTCCCTGTTTACGCTGTTCACCATTATATGGCTTAAAGGGAAGATAGTCTGCTTGCTTAAGTCAACGTCAAATATATCGCCTTGCGTTACCGTGTTGACGAATATATCAGTATCTAGCTGCGCCTTAATAGTTGTTAGTATGTCGTAGTATGCTGTCATCTTTTAAACTGTTTCTTTATCTCGTTTGTTTCTATTCTGTTTTTCTCGCTTTCAAAAGTGAGGTAGGTGAGAGCTGTTGAAAGTCTGAGTTTAGTGACTGCTTCAAAGTTCCTAACATCTCCTCGAGCGAGTTGATAGATTGAGCTATACCATCCCCATTTTCTCCCGAACTGCGCCCTAGTTGAATAATCGCCCTCCCCTCCTTCTCTAAATAACTCGGTAAAGCTGCTAGTAACTCGCTTCCTAAATTCCAAAAAAAAACCTGTGCGCCTAACACTACATCTAAAGGCATGAGCTTCATTAGTTCCGCGTATTCATCCGTACCCTCGTAGTCTACTATTTTGTATTCCTCCTTTATCTCAGTTCCTATAGGTCTGAATAGTACGGCCATTGCTCTATGCATATTCGACCAGTCTCCTATGTACTTATCTAAATCTACGTACTCGCCAAAAGTCATAGCGTCAAGGTCAGGTACAAAACCGAACTTAAACCCTTTTAACTCAAACTTGTTTACTAGCTGTTTCTCTTGAATAAATAAGTTATCTAGGTGCATACATACCTCCTCTACAGAAGCACGCTCTATTAGCTTTACTTTGTCCGCTGGTATCAAACAAAAGCACTCTATCATTAACGCCTTTAGCTCGTTCTCTTCTAAACCTTTCGCACGTTCTAAAAAGTGCTGGTATTGTGCGAGCGTTATCTCTCTTAAGCTCTCAGGAAGTTGTATCTTAACTTTCATAAATTATATACGTTTAATTGTGTTTTTGTATTAAGTCGGTAGTGAGAGGGGTGGCTAGTTAACTTAGCCGCTATGCACTTAACATTGTTCCCCTCCCATTTCTTAAGTTAACCTACCTTATATGATATTCTCCCCTTGTCGGGTTTTCTAGTTGATAGCTTACAGCGTACCTAAGTGCGTCTATAGCATGATTATATTTGTCTACAGGCGTGCTGCTTTTCTTTTCCAACCAGCAGTAGTTATTAAGTTCCTTGATTAAGTCGGTGCTGCCCTCGTCTATAATTAAGTCGAAGTCCTGAAGCAATGCTATACCGTAAGTTACTGAACCTTGCCCCTTAATTGTAGGCACTATGTTATTACTTACGCTTAGTTCACTTATTAACCTAGGCTCTGCGCTATCTGCTACTATTAGACTGCTTCCCGCAAATCGTTTGTTTAGTTCTGCTATTTGTGAAGTTGTTAACGCTTGCTTATAGTAGTGAAGCTTAATGTATATTTTCTTGTTCGCCTTGTCTATGCTTGTCTCTACTAAAGTAGTCGGGTCTGCTGAGAAGCCAAAGTCTTGCCCGAATACGCTCGGTGCTGCTTGCTCAAACTTGCCTATTGTCCAGTTGCTGAATATAACGCCCTCTGCTTTATCTAACCAGCCTCCTAGTATTTGATGCTTAAACTTCTCAGGTCTTCGTGTGCGTATGTTCTCTATTTGATTAATGTAACTTTCGCTTAAGTTGTCTAAGTTGTCCAAATAGGTAGTGTGTATGTAAGTAGTGTCCCCCTTTGTGTAGTTACTCCCTTCCTGTATTCCTCTCGTCTCAAAGAATCGGTTATAAATCCAGTGTTCTTTTGTGCTAGGGTTCATTATTAAAATCACCCTGTTCTGTATTCCTTTCGCCCTTACGCTTAAATCTATCTTGTCGAAGGTCTCCTCATCGGTTAGCTCTTCCGCTTCATCGAGTACCCAAGTTGTTACCCCTTGTAAAGATTTTAAGTTAGCTGTTTGGTCCCCTGAGCTTGTCTTAATACCTCTGAATAATATACGGCTGCCCGACTGCTTATTTATTATTTCGTCCTTAGTTATATGAAATCTATCTTGCCAGCCTAGTAGCTCTATTTTCTCCAAGAACTCGGGAATAATAGATATACCAGCTGAGCGCAAAGTATAACGAGTAAAAAGAATAACATGGTTAGGCTCTACGGTTAAAAGACAAAGAAGTAATCCAATAGAAAACGACTTGCCCGAACCACGCCCACCTGTACAAATATAGTAGCGCGAATCATTATCTAATACTAAATACTTTTCGTTAATCTTTATCACTCCTTACAGCTTTCAGTAAGTCATTAAAGCTAACTACGTTTTCTCCTGTAGTGTGTATGTCTACGCTTTCTTTTGGCTTGCCTAGGTAGTACTCTAAAAATAGTTTAGCTGCTGGTATATCGTTGTCCTGTGTAGCTTTCTTATATACCGTTTGTAATACCCTTACTACGTCGTCTACATCTGCTGCTAGTTGTAGCGCTTCCCTGTATTCGTTCTTACGTTTGTCTACTCCTTTACTTTTTGTTGAGTGTCCCTTGTTTCCGTTTGTTTTTCTTCCGTCCATAATCTAATAAAATTTAACTATTAGAATCAATTCATGTTTAACAGCATATCGAACTGCTCTCTATCTATGTCTATTATTTCCACGTCTAAGTCGTCTTCTAAGTGTTCTACGAAGTCTATAATGTACTGTCCGTGTTTTACGTGTTCTATCACCTCTCTCATTAAGTCCATGTCCCCTACCGACTTGTTGAACTTTATGTAGTAATACATCATTGGTATTGGTTAAAGAGTGTTTGTAGTTTGTTTAGCACGCCTCTAAAACAGCTTCCGCAGCTTGTAGGCTTAAAGTCGTAATGTAGAACTCTGTTATATATTTTTACTAGTTCCTTTTGTTCGTCGGGTTTAATCATTGTCTTAGGCTTGCTAAAGAAGTCTGCTAGATAGTTATATTCATTCTCTTCTAAGCACTCAGGTTTATTATAAGGAAATATCTTATTGAGTTTCTCCTTTCTGTCGTCGCAGCCGCAGTCGTCACCAGCTATAAACTTAACGAGCTTCTTTATTCCTGTAGCTTCTGTTACTTTCTCTATAGTGTCACCTAATCCCTCGGAGGTTTCCTCGTTTGCCTCGTTAAAGCGTTCTTTCCATTCTTTGTACTCCTTAGTTCTTTTGTCTAAGTTCTCGTAGTATTCGTTACTCTTCTCCATTGTCTTCTAGTTTAACCCCGTATACGCTTCTCTTAGGTATGTAAGGGCTTGTTATTAATTTGCGTTCCTTGTATTCGTCAAGTCCTATCCTTGTGTAGATGTCCTTGCTTAAAATTATCTCTTCATAGTCAGGGTACTTATCTATGAAATCGTCTATTATCTTAAATGCTTTTCCTGTTGTCATATCTTTTCGTAGTCCTCGTTTATATAGTCTTCGTAGTCTTCTCCTACTGCTTCGCTTATTCTCTCCTTACAAGTTTTGATAGTGTGAAATATTGAACTAAGACTTATTTTTGTTTCGTTGCTTAGTTCTCTCATGCTTCTGCCGTCCTTGTATAGTTTCCATAACATCTCGTCGTACCAGTGCCAGCTCTCTACTTCTTCTTCTATTCTTTCGTGTATCTTTTCTAGTTCCTCTTTTCTGTCGCTACCCTCCGCGCATAAATAACGCAGCTCCTCTAAATCTATTTTACAAACTTTACTTTGCTTCCTGTGTAGGTCGTAAGTCATGTTACGTAATATATAATATACGAAAGTATCTGCAGTTTGTTTTTTCAGCTCGATATTCATAAGCTTAATGTACATCTCCTGTACTATATCCTCGGAGAAGTCCCCGCCTCCTAAGTTCTTAACTATGTTAACCCATTTGTTATGCTGGGTGTAAATTGCTTCCATGTTGACAAATATAAATAAAAAAAGGGAAGTCGTTAAACTTCCCCCTAAACATTAAAACTAAACCATGAAACACTACAAAGATAATATTATTTCTCATAACTCAGAATAAATTTTTCGCATCTTCTTTTTACGTTGCTTTCATGTAAGCCTTGAAGCTTCGCCACGTGTCTAAAGTTTCTATACGTCTGAACTACGGCAGCCGTTGCTTCTATCTTAGTCCATTTAACCTCTTCTTTTAGTTGAGGGACTAACTCGTCTAGTTGTTTAAGTACTTCTTTCTTTTTCATATTAAAAAGGTAAATCGTCGCTGTGCTGTGCGGCTTGTGCTACTGTTTCCTCCTTTGGCTCGTAAGTGTCTAGCTTCGCATAAGGCTTGCCACTTTTACCCATTAACACACTTAAGTTAACCCAGCCGTTCTTA